TTTTCTGGCTTCTGCAGAATCAACAAAATCTGTGCCAAGTGTTTGAGCAGGTGCTCTAGCTAATACATATGACGAATCAATAATCGCGACAATATTAGCAGAATCTAAACCTTGAGCAGCTGAAAGTGCTGCATCTGCTGAATCTTTAGTGGCTAATCGACTACCACCTGCTGTAGAACCATCATGAACTCGAATAGTACCATTAGTCAGATCAACTGTTAATTCACCAGCTGATCCAGTAAATGCATTATTTTGTGCTGCAGTACCTCTTCGTTGTTGTAAAACTGTAGGCATTTTTACCTCAAATTAAAAAAATATTTACTCTATTTATAATCAAAATGCACCCAAATCCAAAGTGGTTGTAGCTGCATCAGGTTTTAAACAATCATAGAAAGACCTTTGTTCCTCTCCGAATGGACCAAAATCTTTATCACCTAATCCAGTTTCGGTAAACTGAAACGAATTACCAGCTGAATCAGTTTGTGTAGATCTTAAATCTGTATTTACTGCTCCTGGGATTACAGTAGAAAAACTTCGTGTTGCAGCAAGACCACCATCAATTTGTGTTTGAACTCCACTTGCAGTCGTAATAACAAATCCATTTGCATTTGAGTTCAATTGTATTTTATTATTACTAAGATGTAATGAATTATTTGATAAAAAAAGATCTTTAAATTGTTTAGTAGAAGATCCTAGACTTATAATCTCATCTGAATTAGGAATAATATCAGTTGTAACTGCTAAGAAATAATTTGAATCGATAGTGCCATCACCAGAACCAGTTGTCCCTGAAGGTGCAGCATGCTGATTAATTAAAGATACTACATCTTTTTCACCGAGACCACCGCCACCGACACTTGCTAAAGACTTATTGACATTTGATACAAATCTTTGATAATCGGTTTGGTATTTGTCTAAAAGAGGTTGTGCGTCTTCAAGTGTAAGATCTTTACCATCTTTTCCTGCTTCACCTTGTTTACCGAGTGGACCAGCATCTCCTTTTGGACCTTGTAATCCTTGTATTCCAGGATCACCCTTTTCACCTTTTGGACCTTGTAATCCTTGTAGACCTTGCTCACCGATTAATCCAGGTTCACCCTTTGGACCTTGTTCGCCTCTTTTCCCTTGGTTTCCAGGTAAACCATCGGAACCTCGTGAACCAATATCTCCTTTTTCACCTTGTTCACCGATTAACCCACGTGGACCTTGTTCGCCTCTTTCCCCTCTTTCACCAGTGTCACCTTTATCACCTTTAAGTCCAGTGTCGCCAGATAATCCGATTACACCTTGTTCGCCTTTTTCACCTTGTATTCCCTGAAGACCTTGATCACCTTTGATACCTTGTGGACCTTGTTCACCAATTAGACCTTGATCACCTTTGATGCCTTGTGGACCTTGTTCACCAATTAGACCTTGATCACCTTGGATTCCCTGAAGACCTTGTCGACCTTCAGTTACTTTTTCTTTTACGATAACTTTTTTGGGAGGATTCTCTTGAATCTTTTTCAGTTGGTCATGAAGCTTTTTAATTGATGCAACAATAAGAGCTTCATTAATTCTTTTATCCATAATTTAACTCTTCAAAACTTGAGTGATATTCTCTAAAACCTCTAGTTCTTTTTCTTTCATCAATAAATCTAATTCGAATTGCTCATCGGTAATTTCTGGTGCAGTTTTTAATTGAACTATCTCTGCAGATTCTTGTTGTTCTTCTTCAGTATCATCTTCTTGTCCTTCACCTTCGTCAGACATCTGTTTATCCATATTCTCGATATCTTCATCAGATAAGTGTAGGATATTTTTCTTGATCCACTCTTTTGAGAAATACTCGCCGACATAGTTTGATATAGCATCTAGAGTTTGTATTCTCTCTCTTAATAACTCACCATCTCTTAATTCTGTAAAATGATTATCTCTGATATAGTCAACTACTATATCATTTTTCATCATATTCCAATCGTCTTCTGTTATAATTCCTTTTAAAACAAGTTGTTTTCTGAGAATATCATAAAATAAATGTGAGAATCTACGTCTTAATCTATCAATAAACTTTTGAAATTTAAGTTCATCACGAGAGATCTCGGTCGATCTACCTAAACTAAACTGTGCTTCTTGCTCGAGACGATTAATCGGTACATTGAGTGATCGATACATTCTCTTCTGAAAGTAAATTATGTCTTCAATCTCACCAAGATTCTGACCACCTGCAAGTGTAGTAATTTCTGTTCCTCTACCACCCTCTCGTCTTGGTAACCAAAAATCTTCAATCATAGATTGATGTTTACGATCGTCTCGTATCTCGCCAGTTTGTGCATCATATACAAGTTTATTTCGATACCTTGCCATGATATCTTTCATATATTGTTCTGCTTTACCACGTGGCATATTACCAACATCAATATAGAACATACGTCTTTCTGGTGCTCTTGCTAATCTGTAAATAACAAGTGAGTCTTCCATCATACGCAACTGATTGATCGGTTTCAATGCTTTCTGTAAATATGAAACAACTCTTCTACGACTCTCATCAAGTAATCCAGATGTACAATAACTAATAGAATCGAGAGTCATTTTGACTCCACCTGAGTATTGATTTCCTGGTTTTTCCTGATAGATATAATACTCGTCAACTTTTTCTATAACATTGACGCCAGTATTTGGATCTTTTTTCTTTTTGACCTGCTTCACCTTTCTAATTTTAGATGAGTCAATCGGTCGTATCTCTTGTATTCCCGCTTTTAAATTTGTTTCGTTTACAACTAAGTGATGATAAATTCTTCCATCAACATACCATCGACGGAAGATATCATGAGCGAGTTCGTGGAAGTTCATCATTCCCACAATATTATCAAATTCTTCTTTAATTGTTTTCTTTATTTTATCACTTGTTTCGAGATTATCTAAATTGATATCGATTGGTTGCTCGAGCTCACTACCTGATATAGATTCATTTACGATATCTTCTATCGCTGCATCTACTTCGGGATGCATAGCAACACCTCGATATTTCATAATCATATTATAATTATCTTTTACATCGTCTCCATCTATGTTAACATACTGTCCATAGTGAGAACCAGATGCAGTTACATACCCAGCACCATCATCATCTCGTGCTGGTACGATAGAAGGTTTCTTCTTCGGGTCATCCGTAGAAGAAGTCCTTTTAATCTCAAAACCAAATAATTTAATACTTCTATCGTTTTCTGCCATTTAAAATCCCTTTGATAAAGAGAGGGTGAATACTTACCCTCTCTTATCTTATTTATTAGTTAGCAATCTGATCAGTTGTTGTCCAGTATTGATACTGGAACGTGACTGTAAATCTTTCGATATCATCTGTTGTAGCATATGCCACTTCAATAGGTGAAAGATCTGTTGGGTGTGCACCATTAAAGACATATTCTTTAATTTTTGCACCTGATCGATCAAGTTGAGCGATTCGAAGATCTGCCTCATAATCTATAGGATTTGTTAATCCTACATTCTCTGAGTGCTGACCCATCCCAGCCATCCATCTTTCCATTGCGTTACGAACTTTGAAGTCCGTATCATTGATGATAGTTGCTGTCCATACATCAAATGTGCGATCACCTGCCATTTTTAATTGACGTCCACGGAAGGGAACAATAATTGATCCCATTGTAGATCCAGGTAATTGTGCTGCTTCACACAAAAATGATGATGTTTCTGTTACATCCGAACTACCTGCATAGGTCGGAAAGTTAATTGTTGCCTGAAAAAGATTAGGACGAGCACCGCCACCTCTAATCTTTGCTTTGAAATCGTCTACGCCAAATACTGCCATTTTCTATCTCCTTACACTGTACCGACGACTTCTTCGAAGTCGACACCAGTTCTAACTGCAACAAAGTTGAGTGTTATAAAGTTAACAGAACGAGCTGGTTTGATGAAGATACTTGCGATAAACTCGTTGCGGTCGATTACTGCTGCAGTGTTGTTTGATTCATCACAAACAACTTTGAAGTCTGTAATACCACGACGACCTTTTACCTCTCTCAATACTGGCTCAACGATGTTGACAAACTCCGCTCTTGTGAATTCATCATTGAACTCAAAGAGTACAGACTCTGCTGCTCTTCCGATTGCTCTTTCAAGAACTAAGAAAAGACGACGAACATTAATTCTATCAAATGCTGATGGTCTTGCTAGTCCTGTCTTGTCACCAAAGAGTAAAAGACCTTGACCAGGAATATTAGCGATTGGATTTACACTTGCCTTATAGAGAGTATCTCTTTGTGTTTTTGTTGGTGTGTAATCAATCCCTGTTACTCCAAGATATGTTCCTCGTCTGCTACCAGCAGGAGAGAACCATGGTGCTGCATTACGATCAGTTGCTGCCATAATACCTGCTGTAGAAGATGATGCAGGGATTTGAACAAACTGATCATTAAATTTATCATACACTTTTAAATAGTTTCCATCCATTATTAGATAGGATGAGTTCGTAAAAGTATCTGCAGTAGTGACTATATTTGTTGTAGCAGTTGCTGCATTTGTTACATCAACAACGTCATCTCTAGCAGGAGACGCAACTACAACACAGTCTTTACGAGTAGTTCCTGCAATAGATATTAAGTCATTTACAACAGTCGTTTGATCAGATGTTGATATCATTCCAGGAGCGATTAAGAAGTCGACCTCTACGTTATCTTTATCTTCGAAAAGATCAAATCCTGTTGCATATTCGGTTGTTGTAATCGTTCCTGAGTTGACTCCTAAAGTTAGATCATAGATGTCATTCGCTCTTTTGGAAATTGTATCTGCTTGTCCACGAGCAAAGTTTTCACCACTATCGACAGTGGTTCCTGCACCTGCTGCAACAAAGTCAGAATCAAATCCAACGAAATTAATAAACCCAGATCTTTCATTAACAACATCTTTTGCAAAGTTATTTGATCCATCTGTATTTTTAGCATCAGATGCTTTTGAAACAAATGCATATCTTTCTAAGACTGCCC